TTTTCCGATAGGACAGCAAGATATTCACATAATTCCTGTTATCAGTGGTGCTGGTGGAGATACTTTTAACAGTATTTTGATAGGAGGATTATTGATTGGTGCATCATTCTTTTTCCCAGGTGCAGGATTATTCGGTACTCAAAGTTTTAGTGGAGCTTTAGCTGCTGGTTCTCAAGCTGCTGCTGGCCTTACTGTAGGAGGAACAGCAGGAACTCTTGTAGGTACAGGTATTAGTGCAATTGGTGCTGGCTTAGTGTTACAAGGTGTAGGTAATATGCTGTATCCAACCCAAGATATTGGGTTTGAAGATAATCCACAAATATCATTTAATTTCGCTGGCACGCAAAATACAGCAAGGGCTGGTACTCCAGTTCCTATTGTTTATGGAGAAATATTTACAGGTTCAGTTGTTATAAGTGGTGATGTAGATACAGAAGCGGTACAGGTATGATTGAAAATAACAAGTTTATTGCTGGATCTGGCGGTGGCGGTAAAAGCGGTGGTGGTGATCCACCGACTATTGCTGAAGATAATTTACATAGTAAACAGTTTGCTACTTTACTTGATCTTATTTCTGAAGGAGAGATAGAAGGTTTTTCAAGTCCATCAAAAGAAGGTCGAACTAAAGGCACTACTGCCTATTTAAATGCTGCAAAAAAAGATATTTTCTTAGATGATACTCCTATTTTATCTTCTACGGCTGATTCAGCTAACCCACAAGATGTTGATTTTAACCATCAAAACGTAGATCTTGACATTCGTTTTGGTACGAATCCTCAAACTAAAATGTCAAAGGTTTCGGGAAGTGCTTCTCTCTTTACTGTAGGAGTAAATGTTGAAAATGGTATACCAATAACAAGACAACTTACTAACAATAGTGATTTAGATGCTGTAAAAGTAACTGTTACTGTTCCTGTATTACAGGTTATTGAAGATGATGGGGATATAGTAGGAAATGAAGTTAGTTTTGATATTCAACTTCAGTACAATGGCGGTGGTTTTACCACAGTTCATTCTGACACTATTAGGGGTAGAACAGCAGATGCTTATAACAGAGAATATAGAGTTGCACTTACTGGTGCTCATCCTGTAGATGTTCGCTTAGTAAAAACAACAGATAATAGTACGGATAGAAATTTTAGAGACTTAGTTTGGCAATCTTATTCAGAATTAGAGGATGATACAAGCACATACCCTGACAGTGCCTTTACAAGATTACGTTTAGATTCAGAGTTTTTTAGCAGGATTCCTGGCAGGAAATTTAAAGTTAGAGGAGTAAAAGTAAGGATTCCTGGTGCAGGAGCTAACTCATCAGGAACTCCAACTGTAGATTTACAAACTGGAAGAATAGAATATCCTACTGGTTACATTTTTAATGGTGTAATGGGTGCTGCTCAATGGACAACGTGCCCTGCAATGATACTTCTTGATTTACTTACTAACACTAGATATGGGTTAGGTAATCATATTGTCGATAGTAATTTAGATTTATTTTCATTCGTAACTGCCAGTAAGTTTTCTAATACTCTCGTTGATGATGGTTTTGGTGGACAGGAAGCTAGATTCGCTTGCAATATAAATATTCAAACAAGTATAGAAGCATTTGATGTTATAAGAACTCTATCAGGAATAATGAGATGTATGCCTATTTGGTCTGAAGGTGCATTACTTCTTACTCAAGATAGTCCAAAAGATCCAAGCTATTTATTTACTTTAGCTAATGTTGGCCCAGAGGGATTTAGTTATACAGGAAGCAGTTTCATATTTCAATATGGAAACTAGAGATTTAGATTATGAAGAGGTCGAAGCGGAGGCAGCTTATAGAAGTAAATATGGGCTGCACGTTAAAAGAGTAAAAGCATTAGGTTGCACAAGTAGAGGTCAAGCCAGAAGATTTGCAAAGGCAATATTATTCGCTGAACAAAGAGAGACTGAAGCTGTAAATTTTTCTGTATCAATGGAGTCAGGAATAGTTGTTAGACCTGGAACGATTGTTAGCATTGCTGATCCAGCAAGATCAGGTGTAAGAAGAGGAGGAAGAATTAGTAGTGCTACAACAACTCAGATAACTGTAGATGATTCAGATGCTACTGATTTGTCAACTGAAAACAATCCTAAATTAAGCGTGATAATGCCAAATGGAACAGTTGAAACTAAAAATGTAACTGGAATATCGGGAAAAGTAATTAGCATTGATTCTTCTAGTCCATTCAGTACTACTCCAAACGCTAATAGTGTTTGGCTACTTGAAAATGATACCGTTTCTGCTCAATCATTCAGGGTAATGTCTGTTGAAGAGAATGATGGTGTTAGATACGGAGTTTCTGCTTTAGCTTATGTAAACGAGAAATACGCATTTATAGAAGATGGACAGGCAATAACACCGCAAAAAATATCAATTTTAAATCTTCTCAAGCCTCCTCCTACCGGATTATCAGGAGATGAAGTAATCGTTTTAATTAATAATCAACCTGTATCTAAGTTAATTCTTAGATGGCAGCCTGTAGCTGGTGTTTCAAGTTATATGGTGAACTATAGATTTGATAATAATAATATTGTTTCTGCTACAACAAGCAGTCCTGATTTTGAAATATTCAATACAAAAGTAGGAGCGTATGAAGTATCTGTTCGTAGTTTAAATGCTGCATTAGAACCTAGTGCTACGGCTGCAACTGATACTTTCAACACTATTGGTAAAACTGCTGTTCCTGCTGATGTAACTGGACTTACAGCCGAACCAATAGATAAGACAACTGTAAAATTACGTTGGAATTTAGCAACTGATTTAGATGTAACTCATGGAGGATTAGTTTATATAAGACACTCTACAAAAACTGATGGAACGGGAACATTTTCTAACGCAGTTGATTTAGCAAAAGCTGCTGGAAACTCAACTACTGTTGATGTTGCATTACTTGAAGGAGAATACATTCTAAAATTTCAAGATGATGGCGGTAGATTCAGTAATGGTGAAGCAAGTGTAGTTATAGATTTACCAGATACAGTTGATGATAAATTAATTCAAACAAGAAGAGAAGATTTAGACGTTCCAAAATTTCAAGGTACAAAGACAGATGTCGCTTTCGATGCAACAACAAATTCTCTTAACTTAATTGGTGGCGGTCTGTTTGATGATATTGGTGGAAGTATTACAGGAACATTTGATGATATAGGCTCTATAGATGATCTTGGCGGTATCAAGCCACTTGGTACTTATGAATTTGGTGGAACGGCAGGAGGAACTTTCTTAGATTTAGGGGATGTATTTACTATAGATTTAAAACGGCATTTTTTAACTGAA